TTGAGTACGAGTGGTTCAATAGCAATGGTGGAGCGGGTAGTATTGGCGGATTAAGCGGCGGTGGAATGCCAGGCGGAAGATGGGGAACTACTTGGCAAAAATATCATAATTTAAGATTATATGCAAGAGGTGAACAACCGGTGCAAAAATACAAAGATGAATTATCTATTAACGGAGATCTGTCTTATTTAAACTTAGATTGGAAACCAATACCGGTTATATCTAAATTTGTTGATATTGTTGTTAATGGTATATCTAGTAAAGCATATGAAATAAAAGCCACAGCACAAGATCCTTTTTCAGTACAGAAAAAAACTAAATATGCTCAAGGATTACTTAGAGATATGATGGCTAAAAAGTTTTTGGAAAACATGAAAGGGACTTTAGGTATAAATTTGTATAATACACCAGACCCAAATAGCTTGCCCTCAGATCAAGACGAGCTTGAATTGCATTTGCAATTAAATTATAAACAAGCTGTTGAAATTGCAGAAGAAGAATTAATAAATAATTTTTTAGCTAATAATAAATACGATTTAATAAATAAGAGATTAAATTACGACTTGACAGTAATAGGCATTGCCGCTGCAAAAACAAGTTGGAATAAAGCGAGTGATATAGTTATTGATTATGTTGATCCCGCTAATCTAGTTTATTCTTACACAGAAGATCCAAATTTTGAAGATATATATTATGTTGGAGAAGTAAAATCTGTAAGCTTAGAAGAGTTAAAAATGCAATATCCGGAGTTATCATACGAGGATATGAAAGAAATAGAAAAGTATCAAGGGAATACAAGTTATGTACGAAATTATAATGGAGGCTATCAGGACGGAAACATTGTTCAAGTACTATACTTCGAATATAAAACGTATTCTAATCAAGTATTTAAAATTAAACAAACAGATCAAGGATTAGAAAAAGCTTTAATAAAAACAGACTTTTTTAGTCCACCGCCAAGTGATAATTTTGATGTAGTATCAAGAAGTATTGAAGTGTTATATAGTGGAGCAAAGATATTAGGCCATAATAAAATGCTTGATTGGAGATTAGCTGAGAACATGACTAGACCAGTTGCCGATACAACTAAAGTAGAAATGAATTACGCTATTACTGCCCCTAGAATGTATCGCGGTAGGATTGAATCATTGGTTAGTAGAATTACTACATTTGCCGATATGATACAATTGACGCATTTAAAATTACAACAAGTGCTGTCTAAAATGGTACCTGACGGAGTATTTGTGGATGTAGATGGATTAGCTGAAGTTGATTTAGGCAATGGTACAAACTACAATGCGGCGGAAGCATTAAATATGTATTTCCAAACTGGTAGTATTGTAGGTAGATCAATGTCTCAAGACGGAGGACAAAACCCAGGGAGAGTACCTATTCAAGAATTACAAACATCAGCTGGTAATGCAAAGATACAATCTTTAATTACTACTTATCAATATTATTTACAAATGATAAGAGATGTCACTGGATTAAATGAAGCAAGAGATGGAAGTTTACCAAATAGAGACATGCTGGTTGGATTGCAAAAAATGGCAGCCGCTTCATCAAATACTGCAACAAAACATATATTAGATGGAAGTTTGTTTTTAACATTAAGAATATGTGAGAATATATCTAAACGAGTTGGAGATGCTTTGTCGTTTCCTTTAACTTTAAACTCTTTATCGCAAAGTATATCTGTATTCAATGTACAAACATTAGCAGAATTAAAGAATTTAGAAATACATGATTTTGGTATTTATTTGGAATTAGAACCAGAAGAAGAAGAACAAGCTCAATTTGAACAAAATATTCAAGTTGCATTACAAAATGGCGGAATTGATTTAGAAGACGCAATTGAGTTAAGACAAATTAAAAATCTTAAACTTGCAAATCAATCTCTTAGATATAAGAGAAAGAAAAAGATGGAGCAGGATCAAGCAAATCAACAAGCCAATATTCAAGCGCAAGCACAAGCGCAAGCGCAAGCGGCAGAATCTATTGCAATGTCAGAAGTGCAAAAGCAACAAGCGTTAGCGGAAACTCAAATTCAAATTGCGCAAGCAAAAAATCAATTTGAAATACAAAAAATGGAATATGAAGCTCAATTGAAAAAGCAATTGATGATGGAAGAATTTCAATACCAAATGCAATTAGCTCAGGTTCAAGCAAATGCAGAAGCAGAAAAATTAGGTAAATTAGAAGATAGAAAAGATTCTAGAGAAAAATTAAGAGGCACTCAACAATCTGAATTAATTAACCAAAGACAAAATAATACAATGCCTAAAGATTTTGAATCCGCAGGATTTGATAATATGGGCGGGTTTGATTTAGCCCAGTTTGAACCAAAATAAATTTTTATTAACAATTATATAATATTTTATCATGTCAGAACAAGTAAAACAAGAAGGGGAATTTAAGATGAAAGCATCTAGATCCACTCCTAAAAAATTAATTAAAAACGATCAACCTACAAAAATTGATTTAAAAGCTCCTAAGGCAAATGATCCAATTAAAGTTGATTTAACAGTTCCTAAAACAGAGGAACCAACAAAGGTAGTAATAACTAAAGAGCCAGAAAATGCCGTTCAAGAACAAAGCCCAGCGGAAAGCGTGTTACACACAGAACAGTCCCAAGTGGAATTGCAAGCAGTGGGACAGGGAGACGAAAGGCCCGTTGAAAATGTTATTGAAGAAATCATCCATCAAGAAGTAATTGAGCAAACCGCAAATTTACAACAAGCACTTGAGGAGCAGATACAAGAACAAATAAGCACAGGTAAAAAATTACCGGAAAACATAGAAAAACTAGTTGCTTTTATGGAAGAGACTGGGGGCAATGTTGAAGATTACGTTAGATTAAATACGGATTATTCAAATGTTGACAGTAATGTTTTATTAAAAGAATACTATAAAAATACAAGACCTCATTTAAATGAAGAAGAAATTGACTTCTTAATAGAAGACGCTTTTGAATATGATGAGGATTTAGACGATGAACGCGATGTCCGTAAAAAAAGACTCGCTTTTAAAGAAGAGGTTGCAAAAGCTCAAAGCCATTTGGAACAAGTTAAGAGTAAATATTACGACGAGATCAAGTTGAGACCGGGCGTTACTCAAGAACAACAAAAGGCAACGGACTTTTTTAATCGATATAATAAACAACAGGAATCAGCCGAAGCAAAACACTTTAAGTTTAAAAACGACACTAAACAATTATTTACTCAAGAATTCAAAGGTTTTGAATTTAATCTTGGTGAAAAAAGTTTTAGATACGGAGTTGCAAATCAAGAGGCGTTAGCTGAAAAACAATCTGATATTTCAAATCTTATTAAGAAGTTCTTAAATAAAGATGGGGAAGTTACAGACGTTAAAGGTTACCACAAAGCGATTTACGCAGCGGAAAATGCGGACAATATTGCAAGACATTTTTATGAGCAAGGTAAAGCTGATGCTATTAAAGAGGTCGTTGCAAAATCCAACAATATAACTAGCGCCCCTAGGACAGTTCCTAATGGTGATGGTTTTATAAATGGATTTAAAGTTAAAGCTATAAACGGTGTTGATTCTACCAAATTAAAAGTACAAACAAAAAAATTTAACAATTAAAATTTAAAATTATGGCAAATGTAACGCCGGTGTATGGATCTATAATTCCATCACAAAAACAAATGACTTTAGAGTCAAACTACCTGAATTTTACAGATGGTACTAATGACTTTGCACAACAATATTTACCAGAAATCTACGAAGCGGAAGTAGAGCGTTATGGAAACAGAACTCTTTCTGGATTCTTACGTATGGTAGGGGCTGAAATGCCAATGTCTTCTGATCAAGTTGTTTGGTCTGAACAAAATAGATTGCACATTGCTTATAACAATGTAACGGCTGTTCAAACTTCTGCTACAAAAGTAACTCTTACAATTCCTGTAGGTGGTACTGAACCAGCTGGAACTTTGGTTCAAAACGTTATTACTAAAAACATGACAATTGTTGTAATTGATCCAGCTACTGGTACAGACGTAAAATGTTTCGTTGGAGCTTCAGGTGTTGCCGATGGTTTAGGAGCTGGTGTATTAGAAGTATATCCTTATAACTATGCTAACTTAGCTGCTGCTGGAGTTGGTTTAGCTGCATTAAAAATCTTCGTTTATGGTTCTGAATTTGCTAAAGGTACTAATGGATCTGTAGGATCTATTAACCCTTCTTTCACTCAGTACAGTAACTCTCCAATCATCATCAAAGACAAATATCAAATCAATGGATCTGATACTGCTCAAATTGGATGGGTTGAGGTTGCTACTGAAGATGGTACTTCTGGATACTTATGGTATTTAAAGGCTGAATCTGAAACAAGATTACGTTTTGAAGATTACTTAGAAATGTCTGTAATTGAAGGCGAATTGGTTAAAACCGCTGCTGGAGCTAACGGTGCTTTCTTAACCGCTGCTAACGCAGGAGCTTTGGCTGGATCAGGATTTGATGCTGCTATCCACCCTAAAGGAACTCAAGGTCTTTTTGCTGCTGTTCAACAAAGAGGTAACGTATTAGCTGGATTCTCTGCTGCTGCAGGTTTAGCTGAGTTTGATTCAATCTTGAAAAACTTAGATACTCAAGGAGCTATTGAAGAAAACATGTTATTCTTAGATCGTGAAACATCTCTTGACTTTGACGATATGCTTGCTGCATTATCTTCTGGAGCCGCAGGCGGTGTTGCTTACGGTTTATTTGAAAACTCTGAGCAAATGGCATTGTACTTAGGTTTCTCTGGATTCAGAAGAGGGTCTTATGACTTTTACAAAACTGACTGGAAATACTTAAATGACGCTTCTACTCGTGGAGCTACAAATGGAGCTGGTCAATTAGGATCTGGTATTGATGGTATTCTTATTCCAGCTGGAACTTCTACAGTTTACGATCAATTGTTAGGAACTAATATCCGTAGACCATTCTTACACGTTCGTTATAGAGCTTCACAAGCTGACGATAGAAGAATGAAAACATGGATCACTGGATCTGTTGGAGGTGCTTTCACTTCTGATCTTGATGCAATGCAAGTACAATTCTTATCTGAAAGATGTTTAGTTGTACAAGGAGCTAATAACTTCGTATTGTTTACAGGAGCATAACAATTAACAAAGGTATAGGTTGCCCTCGTTGAACTGACGGGGGTAGCTATTACCCTATTATAAATTATCTAATTATATTATATTATGGCAACAGCTAAAAAAATTGAAAAAGAAATCGGTTGGGAAATTAAAGACCGTACATATTATGTAGCAATGGCGGAATCGCCTTTAACGCTTACAATACCATCTAGACATACTAGAAAATATTCTTTACTTTGGTTTGATGAAGAAACTGGAGAACAAAGAGAATTAAGATATGCAACCAATCAAAATTCTCCATTTGTTGATGAACAAAAAGGGGAAGCAACAATGGGACATATCGTATTTAATAATGGAACTTTATTTGTTCCTAAAAATAAACAAAATTTACAAAAACTTCTATCGTTATATCATCCAATGGTAAATAAAAAATACAGGGAGTATGATAGAGTTGAGGAAGCTATCGATGATCTATACGATTTAGAACTTGAATTAACAGCATTAAACGCTGCTCAAGCAATGGATATAGACCAAGCGGAAGCAATATTAAGAGTTGAATCTGGAAGTAAAGTTTCAGATATGACTAGCAAAGAAATCAAAAGAGATCTATTGTTATTTGCTAAAAGAAATCCAGATTTGTTCATTGAACTTGCAAACGATGAAAATGTACAACTTAGGAATTTAGCAATTAAGGCTGTAGAAGCTAACATTATTAAATTATCACCAGACCAAAGAACTTTTAATTGGGCTAGTAATGATAAAAAATTAATGACGGTACCATTTGATGAAAACCCATACTCCGCTATGGCGGCATTCTTTAAGACAGATGAAGGCACAGAAGTCTTTAAGTCTATAGAGAAAAAGTTAAAATAATACGTAATACTAATATTAGGCGGTACCGAAAGCTACCGCCTTAATATTATAATAAAGCAAGCAAATGGCAGTAAATGTAAATATAGTTTATAGAACTGTTTTATTAATTCTTAATAAAGAATCAAGAGGTTATTTAACGCCTGATGAATTTAATAAAACGGCTACTCAAGTTCAATTAGAAATATTTAATGAATATTTTGAAGACTTGAATCAACAATATAGAGTTAATAGCAATGATACGGAATACGCGGATCGTGTAAAAAACTTAGAACAAAAAATATCAATATTTCAAGCCGAAACTAATTGCCCATATTCGGCAGGCAGCTTTGCGCCATTATTACCAAATGCTGTTCCGCAAACTGAATTTTATAAATTAGGAACAGTTATATATAAAGGAGAAAAAGAAGTTCAATATGTTCAACCAAATGAACTATTGGAACTTAACCTATCTCCGTTAACTAAGCCTAGCCTATATTGGCCAGTATATACATCAAAAGCAGTTAGCATTAGCAATACCCCAATAATAAATGTATATCCAACAACTATAATTTCTGGAATTACTTGTACATATATTAGAAAACCGTTTGATCCTATATGGAATTTTACGGCTACGGCTCCTTCATATCAATATATATATGATCCAACTATATATAATCCTAACACTAATCCAGGTGGTTCTAGGGATTTTGAATTACATCCTACGGAACAAACAAATATAATAACTAAAATATTGCTTTATTCTGGAGTTATTATTAAAGACCCGCAGATTGTACAAATAGCCGCGCAACAAGCGCAAGCAGAAAATGTTAATTCTAAAAGCTAATAAAAAATGCCAATACCAAATAACGGTTTAATTACCGAAACAAATAGACAATATTACGAAGGTGCCCAGGGATTTATAGCAACAGGAACTCAAACCTCGTTTGTTACAACGTTTAATACCGATTTAATTTTTGAAGATTGGAATCCAGCTAATACTAATTATGCTTTAAATAATTTTAAACTATATACTAGCTTTACAGGATTGCCAGGTACATTCTCAGAATATACATTTATATATACGGTACTTGACAATGTAATAACCATTACTCCCGCCTTAGCAAACGGCATTTATGTAGTTGTACAATTAAAAGTTTTAGACGGAGGTAATTATGCAACTACTATTCCAGAAAAAGCCTTTGGTAATACCACAGAAGAAAATTATGGTAGTTATGCATATACTAGCTTAAATGATATTATTAATAACTTTATGGTTGCTTATGTAGGTAAAGATAAACTTATACCATCTGTTAAAAGAACGGATGTAATATTTCACGCAAAAAGAAGCCTACAGGAATTTAGTTACGATACATTAAAAAGTATTAAATCTCAAGAACTAACAATACCGCCTAGCTTAAGCATCGTATTACCTCAAGATTATGTTAATTACGTTAAGCTTGCATGGATAGACGGAGCAGGAGTTAAGCACCCAATTTATCCCACAAATAATTTAACTTTAGCACCATATGAATCTCCTGTACAAGATAGCAGAGGTGTGCCAATACAAGATAACTTTGACGACAATATAGATGCTGAATCAATAACCGAAAAAAGATGGAGGAATAATGATCTTAATTCTTTAACTAATAATCTTAATAGCGGTGGTAACTGGATAGATAATGGATATGGTTATGACAATTGGTTATGGTATGGCTATTTTGGACAAAGATACGGTATTGATCCGCAATACGCAAATGAGAATGGCTACTTTACTATAAATGATAGGGAAGGTAAAATATCATTTAGCAGCGGTATGGTTGGTAGATTAATAATTATAGAATATGTTTCTGATGGGCTTGCATATGATTTAGATACAAAAGTTCCTAAATTAGCAGAAGAAGCTATGTATGCTCATATTATACACGCTATTTTGGCCTTAAGAATAAATCAACCTGAATATATAATTAATCGCCTTAAACAAGAAAAATCAGCTAAATTAAGAAATGCAAAAATAAGATTGTCAAATATAAAATTAGAAGAAATTACTCAAGTATTAAGAGGACAATCAAAATGGATTAAACACTAATAATATGGGTGAAATAAAAAATAGTTTTCTACAGTCCAAGATGAATCAAGACTTGGATGATAGACTTTTGCCAAATGGAGAATATAGAGAAGCCATTAATGTATCGATAGGAAAATCTGAAAACAGCGATGTTGGTACGCTACAAAATATATTAGGTAATAATATAATTGGAGCACCAAACGCAATAGTTGGTATGGAGTGTATTGGTTATTTTATGGATAATAACAATAATCGTATATATCAATTTTTAACTAATGAAGGCGACAACGGTATATACCCAATAGTTCATCAAATAACTGTTTATGATTTTTCATCATTAACATATATAATATTAGTACAAGGTGATTTTTTAAATTTTTTAAAATTATCGCCAATAAGCGGTGTAAATTTAGTAGAAAGCTTATTATTTTGGACGGATTATAATAATCAGCCAAGAAAAATAAATGTTAATTCTGCAATATCTGCGCCAGCAACTAGTGTTTCACCTTACTATACTACAGAAGATCAAATATCTGTAGCTAAATATGCTCCTATAGAACCTATTTCATTAGTTAGATATGTTACAACAACTGTTTCTAATACTGTTGCGGCAAGTTATACAATACCGGTAGACAGCACTGTTGGCGTTGTTCCGGGAATGACTGTGATTGCAGATAACCCAACCCTTGAAGACAATAAGTTTGTAATAGTAGAAAGCGTTACACCAACATCCGTTACAGTCTCTAGTGAATTAGATCCAGTAGATCCTCCAACTGTTCTTGCCGGCACAAAAATTACATTTGCAATATCTACAATGACCGACAAATCTTCTGATCCAAAATGGCCTGGCGATCCAGCTTATTTAAAAGGAAGATATGTTAGATTTAGTTATAGATTTAGATTAGATGATGGAGAATATACCTTAATGGCTCCGTTTACGCAAATAACTTTTATACCAAATCAAAAAGGATATTTTATAGAGGGTAATGAAAATGACGCATATCAAAGCACCGTATTAAAATGGTTTGAAAACAATGTAAACAATATTCTTTTATTAATTCCATTTCCGGATATATTATCTAGAGTAAATCAAAGTTATAAAATACAAGCTTTAGATATTTTATATAAAGAATCTGATAGGATTGCTATAAATGTAATTGAAACTATTCCTTATACTCAATTTTCTTCAAATACTACTACAAATGTATATGAATACGATTATCAATCTAGAAAGCCTTATAAATTATTAACAGAGGATCAAACAACGCGAGTATACGATATTGTTCCGGTTAAAGCAAAAGCACAAGAATCTGCTGGAAATAGAATAATATATGGTAATTTCTTAAAGAACTATACCGCTCCAAAATCTTTAAATTATCAAGTATCCGTTACTAGAAAACAACAAAATTCATTAAACTTTATTGAGTACCCAAATCATACCGTAAAACAAAACAGAACTTACCAAGTAGGATTTGTTTTAGCGGATAAGTACGGTAGACAATCCTCAGTTATTTTATCTGCATTAGATACTTTAACAACAAATTCTGGAGGAGTTGAATATGGTGGTTCAACTGTATTTTCACCATATTATATGGAATCAACAATGCCCGTTGTCAAAGATTGGTTTGGTAATGCAATAACTTTATTAATAAACACTCCAATAGCCTCTAGCAATCAACCTTCTTTAGGAACGCCCGGATTATATGCAGAGCCAACTTCAGTGGGTGGATTTACAATAGCGAGTGCCGCTACTATAACTGATACAACCTATATATTTACGCCAACAGCTGGGGTTATTCCTGAAGTAGGAGACTCAATGAGAGGGGCTTTTACAGATTATGTTACAGTAAAAACAATTTCACCAACCCCCACTATCCCAACTACATACGGAATACCTTATACTATAACCTTGGACGGTAGAGTTAATAATATTTATCAATACAGCGGAACAAATATTCCTCCAGACGTTAAATACGCCTATACAATAAATGTAAATGGCTGGTATTCATATAAAGTTGTAGTTCGTCAACAAGAACAAGAATATTATAATGTTTATTTGCCTGGAATGCTTAATGGATACCCTAAAGGGCAAACATACGGATCACAAACTACATACAACGGAACACTTCCAACTTTGGTTAACGGAATAAATACAACTGTATTTCCAACAAATGAAACTAATAAGGTTGCACATACTGTATTAATAAATGATAATATAAATAAGGTGCCAAGAGATTTAGTTGAGGTTGGTCCTGATCAAAAGTTATATAGAAGTAGTGTCCAATTATTTGGTAGAGTTGAAAATACAATGATTATAGACCCTCCAACTTCAGCTCCTAATAATACTCAATATTTTCCATCAACTAAGGCGGATACTGCAATTGCAATCGGCACGGCTTCTGATTTAAGTTTTTTACCTCAATCAGTAACAAATAATTTTGGTTCCGCGGTATATAATTTTTATCAATTAGAAACAACTCCTTTAATTGCGCGTATTTCTACAACAAATAAAATAGGATTTACGGCTGTTAAAAATGATGGTCCTTCGCCTACAAATACATATCCGTCTAATATAGCTAATATGCTTCCTTACTTAAGTGTATATGAAACTAAACCTGTATATTCTTTATTGGATATATTTTGGGAAACATCAACTACTGGATTAATTTCTGATTTAAATGCAGATGTTCTTACCGGCTTTGAAGGAGCGGTTGGATTGTCAGAAGTAAATTTTGACGCATTTAAAGAAAGTGCTAATCCAAATAATTCAACTAAATATATAACTACAGAGTTTTGGCCCGTATCTAGCACCGGAATAGAATTGGATTCAACCGGAGTTTCTTTATCTGTTATAAACACGGAAGCCCCAATACCAGCAAATGTAAGCAATTCTTTTGATATAGAAACATTTAATGCAGGAGGAGGAGCCGCAAATCATTATAGAATATATATAAAAGATAATTTTGTTTTTATAAATAATACAAGCTTAACTAGTTTTGTATTTAATATAACTCTTATACCAGCTAATAATAATGGAGTGCCTGTGACATATCCAATAAACGGAAGAGTTGAAAATGTAAAGCCGGATATAGCCGGCGATCCTATTGTTAATTTGCAATTGGGTTCTATCTCTGTTCCTCCATTACCAATTTATACCTTTACTGCTGTTAATGGTGCAAACTCAGCTCTTTTAAATAAAGACGAGTTAAGATGGTCTATATTAAATACTAGCACTCCGGCAAATTGGGCAAGTTATTTTAGAATTGACACAAACCCTACAACAAAAGCAGGTGAAGTTGTTTTGTTACAGAATTACCCTATAACAACGGCAGAATTTGTTTTAAATATTCAAGTGCAGGATGCTACATTAGCAAATGGAACTTCCACTTCTGGAACAACAAAATATCAATCAAAAAAAGACAATGTTGTATTAAAAGTTTCATTGGCTAAAGCAATAATATGCGGTAGAGAGTGGACAACAAAAAACTACAACGGAATTACCTATCAAGACGAAACCCCTATACCTTATATTAGCAATGGGGCAGACTGGGCTAATGCCACAACTGGAGCTTGGTGTTATTATGGCTATACTGCTGCAAACGCTAGTTACGGTCTTTTATATAACGGATATGCAATACAAGGAATATGGGACGCGGCTCAGCCTAACAATAGAAAGCAATTTGCTCCAAATGGTTATCGTATACCTTTTACATATGAATTGTGCATATTAAATTGTATTCCAGCGCATAACCCCGGGGGATTTAAAGCTACTGGCAATTTAACAGCCGGAACCGGCTTATGGCAAGCTCCTAATACCGGCGCTACAAATGTTACAGGATTTAACGCAATACCGGCAGGGCAAATTAATGCAAATGGAACATTTAGCTATAAAGATCAATTAGCAGTATTTCATTCTAAAAATCCAGATACAGATCTTGCTGGGATTTACGGGTCCTTTGGTTTTACATATAACAATTTGCCTGTTGGTCCTACTATGCCGTTTGATCCTAAAAGAGGTTATTCTGTTAGATTCGTAGATAATAATATAGAAACGATAACAGTAGTTAGTCAATTTGGAAATTGTCAAGCAGATTATGTTGATCAATTTGGTAACCCGCAAAGCTTAACCGTGCAAGGAGATCAAGGCGGTGGGTCAGGCGAATTAACAACTTGTGCTCCGTGTACGATAGTGGGCAATTGTATTTAAAAAATAAAAAAAACAAGTAATTATAATAATATGAGTGCTACTATAGAATTAAAGTATTTCAATTCATTTTGGCTTAAGAAAATGAAAGAGGTTGTAGCGGTATTACCCAGCATAGCCCCTGATGACAACGAAATTGTTGGGAGCGCTGCCGTTTTGGCTACTACAATAGTTTTAAATCATGCCCAGTTAAACAGTGGCGTGGGGCAAGCAATTTATTATACAATAGGTAGTATTACATATACATTAATTATAAGAGCAATAGCTATTGATGGGGTAACTATTACATTAATGTTTCCTGTTACAACGGCCTTTGATTCTACTAATAAATTAACTTTCGGAGATATTATAAATTTTAAATATGTGCCTGCTGCTTATTCAAGCGCTGATGAGGATTGGTATATTGAAGAAGCAAGAATTAGAGGTGGATATAATAATACATCTGTAGATTTTGGAGTTAAAGCCTATATTGTTGAAGACAATAATAATCAGCAAAATAGATCAAGTTCATTAATTTATTCAGGTATATTTAATTCAAGAACAGATGTAAACAATACCAACCAATTTAATGTTTCTGAAGACATAACAAGATCGGTAGATCCTGCAAATGGAACAATACAAAAACTATATTCAGAAGATACAAATTTAATTATATTCCAGGAAAGTAAAGTAAGCAGGGCGTTAATTGATAAAGACGCAATATATACGGCTGAAGGACAAGCAATGACAACTTCAGGCGCTCAAGTAATTGGTCAGGTACAATCATACGCTGGCAATTATGGTATATCAACAAATCCAGAAAGCTTTGCGGTTTATGGCTATAGAAAATATTTTGTTGATAGGGTACAGAACGTTGTGCTTAGGTTGTCACAAGACGGTATAACTGAAATATCTGCATATGGAATGCTTGATTTCTTTAGAGATAAATTAGGAAGTGTTGGGGCAACAGGTAAAATAGTAGGCGGGTGGGATATACATAATAAACAATATGTAGTTTCATTGCAACCTATTTCTCAATCAACAAACAACGAGGGTGCTCTATTAGAATCTTATACATTATCTTTTGATGAAGATTCATTGGGATGGACTAGCTTTTTTACATACATTCCGGATTACATGGACGGCATGTTAAATAATTATTATAGTTTTAAAAACGGTAATATTTGGAGGCATTATTCTCAAACTAGTAATAGAGGTAAATTTTATGATGATCCAATTGCAGATTCAAGCGTAAAATTTGTATTTAACGCTCAGCCATCATTAATTAAAAACTTTAATACAATAAATTACGAAGGATCTTTAGGGTGGATGATGGAAAGCATTATAACCGATACTGATATTGCAATACCTATTTCTGCAGCATTTACCCCACAAAATTTATCATCCCTAGAATTTTCTTTATTTACAAATAATTTTAAAGCAAAAGAAAATAAATATTTTGCAAATATATTTAATAACAGTAGTGTTGGCGGAGCGGATGTAATATGGGGGCAATCAATGTCCGGCGTAAAAGGAATATACGCGGTTTGCACTATGGTATTAAATAATACATCGTATCCAAATCAAGGAGAATTGTATGCCTGTTCTGCAGAATACGCAGAATCGTCATATTAATAAAATTAAATTAAATGGAATTAAGCATAAGAGATAAAATAGATCAATTAGAGGCTGCTTTAATGCATTATTCTGAAGAACTTGACTTAGTTGTTGGTGACTCAGAAATGTTTCCTTTAAAGCACACCTTTGTTGACGGTTTATATATACGTGAAATGGAAATAAAGAAAGATCATTTTGCTATAGGTAAATTACAAAAAAGAGAACATTTATGGATGTTGCTAAAGGGACACTTAACTATAACTACAATAGACGGTACGCAAGATTATATTGGGCCTTGTTATATTAAAAGCGAAGGCGGAATAAAAAGAGCCGTATATGCAAACGAGGATTCTATATTTGTAAATATATATCCAAACCCTGATAACGAGCAAGATCTAGATAAAATAGAAAACACATGGATAGCTAAAAACTATTTAGAATACGAAGAATACAAACAATTAAAAGAATAATATATGGCATATGTTGCAATTGGCGGAGCCGCGGTAAGTATTGTTGGAGGTATATTTGGAATGAGTTCAGCCGCTTCTGCGGAAAGAGCTGCTGCCCAGAGAGCTGCCGCTTTAAATGCTCAGCTGGATTCATTAGAAAAAAACAGACAAGCAATTATAAATCCTTATGCAGCAACCAAAGACTTAAGTTCAATGGGTAAAAACGCATTTGCAAGCCTTAGTGTATCTACACAAGCCGCTAAAATGCAGGCTGAAGAAAGTGATTTAGCATTGGCTAATACGCTAGATACATTAAGATCTACGGGAGCCGGGGCTGGTGGGGCAACTGCTTTAGCTAATGCTGCGCTAAGAAGTAAGAAAGATGTAGCTGCAAGTATTGAGACTCAAGAAGCTAATAATGAAAAATTAAGAGCTCAAGGAGAAGAAAAATTAAATGAGTTTAAAATTTCTGAAGCGCAGAAAATGCAAGATGCTACAAATGCAGCGGCTCAATTTAAATATGGTGAAACAGAAAAAAGAGAGATTGCTAAAATGGATAGAGTACAATCTCAATTAACAGGGGCGCAAAACCAACAAGCTGCGGCCGCAGCAGCGGGTCAAATGGCTCAAGCAAATATGTTTAGTGGTATAGGTAGTGCTGTAACTGCTGGATTAGGAGCTGCAAGTGCAAAAAGTGCAGCTAATAAAGCGGCTAGTCAAACTGTTGGTAAAACTACATCTGCTCCTGCTGGACCTGCGCCAACTAATCCATTACCTGGTAATCAGCAAAGTTATGGGTTTGGTGGAACTAATTATGGGCGATAAAATTTAAAAAAAATATAATATATGGGAGCTTATCAAAATCCAGAACAAGTTAAAGATTATACAATGGACGTTGCTAATGCCTGGGCAAACGCAACAAATAAAGTGGTTAAAGGATTAACTGATGTTGCAGACGATCAAACAGTGCAATACAAAGCTAATGAAAAAAAATATAACGAGAACCTATTAGCTGCTCAAAAACTAAAGGTTCAATACGCTTCAAAGGTAGGTGATGTAGCTGAGGGTTATGCGGGTGCTGATTTGCGTAAAACATTTTCAGGCAAAGCAGATGAATATGCGAATATTCAATTAAGATTAATGAATAATACTTCAGAGGACGTTAAAGCTGACATGGAAGAATTAGAAAGACTTGATAGACTTCCTGGACAAGCTAAAACGGCAATTGCTACTTTAATGAGTCAAAAAGAAGCACATAATAAAAGCGTTGCATTAGCTGGACAACCAAATGGATATGATAAACAAAATATAAATATAAATGATCCCGCTAATAGTACATTTAATGGATTAAATTCTATATATGGTAATGCCCCGGCTAAACAAGACATTACTTTAGTGACCGATGCTAACGGTAATTATAGCCTTAATTTTAATAGTGAAGGCATGAATGGCGAATGGAAAAGTACAATAAATTCTTCTGCTACTCAGCAAATGCAACTTAAAGGTACTTCTATTTTGCCAACAATTCCAGACGCTGCTGCGGCTTTAAATGAATCATTAACAACTACTGATATTTATGGCAAAGTTAAAAAAGTAGACAAAGACGGTAAAACTATTGAAACAATTGTTGGCCCAGCGGATAATTTTTATAAATCTGAATGGGAAGATGATCCTAAATATGTAGAAGGTAAAATTAATCAAAATTATACAGGTACATTACAATATAAAGATTTAGCCGAAAGCATACAAAAGCAAGATGCCTTTACGGCTAAAGTCGCTGGATATTTAGCAAATCCAGATCAAGTTGCGGCATTAATGAATTCGGCCGGTTTTCAGGATCCTAATAAACCAGTAAGATATACCGCGGCACAATTTGCAGAGGCTTCTGTTAATCCAAATGATCCGGCAGCTATAAAATTTAAAGAAGCCTTAGCTAACTATTTTGCGCATACATTTCCGTCAAAAAGACAAATGGTAAATGAGGCAGGAGAACCAATTATTCAAATTAAATCCGCGGATGTAACTACTGATGTTGAACGTGCTACTAAATTAGCGAATCCAGAGAAACCTTTTGTAGAAGGAGAGACAAGAAAAGTTATGTCTAGAGGCAAAAAATGGAGCGCAACAAAAGGCAAAAATGATAAAACAAACGCTAAAGTAATTAAATAATGACTACATACAAAGATAAACGAGGTAATTCTTATAGTCAAGAAAAAATAAAAGAGTTGGCTACTAAAGCTAATACTACTTTAGATGATTTTGTTTCTAAAAAAGAATTAGAAATAATTGAAGAAGAAGAAGAAGCAAATACAACTATAAGCGCAGATGAAGATATAACTGGATTAGAAAATGATGAGCCTGTAGGAGCAGAAACAATTATTGAACCGCCTAAGAAAAAGAAAAAACCTGTTTCAACTTCTAAAGCGGTATCAACAAGAGCGGATTCTCCATACCCTAAAAAGAATATTTTAGATCCACTTGGATTAAATAAACCGCTTCTTTCATTTCACGACAAAATTCCTGGCGCTCCTAAGCCTATCGTAGCCGCTGCTATTAAAAAACCTA